ACAGCGGGCGGAACGGCTGAGTGTAGTGGATGTAGTCCCAACACACCTAACATCCACGCAGGGACCGGAGGAGATTATGCCCTCCCCACCTTCTCCTCCGGTCCAAGTTCTGGAAGGCAGGGATGAATAAGCAATGTCAGAGCAACTTACCCTTGCCGAGACACTCAGCCTCTACACCAACGATCCCTATAAGTTTGTCCTCTGCTTCTTTCCCTGGGGTGAGCCGGAAAGCGAACTGGAGAAGTTCTCAGGACCGGAACCATGGCAACGTAGGGTTCTCATTCATATCCGGGATGAACTCGCCAAAGGATCCGACCCACAGATTACCTTCCAGCAAGCCGTACAAGTCGCTATCGCCTCCGGCCATGGTGTCGGCAAGTCCGCTCTGGTTTCCTGGCTCATCCTCTGGGCCATCACCACCTTCCCCGATACCAAAGGCGTCGTCACCGCGAATACCGAAACCCAGCTTAAAACCAAAACCTGGGCCGAGCTCGGCAAGTGGCATCGCATGCTGCTCTATGGCTTGAGAGAATATTTCAAGCTGACGGCCACTGCTTTGTTTTCTTCCGATCCAAACTATGAACGTACCTGGCGCATCGACATGGTGCCGTGGTCGGAACGCAATCAGGAAGCCTTCGCCGGACTGCACAACAAGTCCAAACGCATCCTGCTCCTGATGGATGAAGCCTCCGCCATCCCGGACCAGATCTGGGAAACCGCTGAAGGTGCACTTACGGACGCGAACACGCAAATCCTGTGGATAGTCTGTGGAAACCCCACCCGTAACACCGGGCGGTTCCGCGAGTGCTTCGGACGATACTCCTCGACTTGGTGGAACGAACAGGTCGATTCCCGAACTGTCTCGATCACCAACAAGGAGCAATTCAAGAAGTGGATCAGGGACTATGGCGACGATAGTGACTTCGTCAGAGTCCGCGTTCGAGGCGTATTCCCCAGAGCGGGGTCTATGCAGTTCATCCCCTCCGATAGCGCCGAGGAGGCTGGTCAACGGGAGATATCTGTACACCTTCACGACCCCCTCGTATTCGGAGTCGATGTCGCTCGTTTTGGTGACGATGAGTCCGTTGTCTATATCCGAAAAGGTCGTGATGGCAGATCAAATGCTCCTCTCCGTTTCCGTGGTCTCGATACAATGACGCTGGCGAGCAAAGTCTGTGAACTGTTTCAGCAGTTCAATGCCGATGCCATCTTCGTAGACGGAGGCGGTGTCGGTGGTGGCGTCGTTGACAGGCTTCGACAATTGCGAGTGCCGGTTTACGATATCCAATTCGGTTCAAAACCAACAGGTGTCGGCTTTGCCCAGGATGATTCTGGAACCACCTATGCCAACAAGCGCGCCGAAATGTGGGGCTCTCTCCGCGAATGGCTCAAGGTCGGATCAATCCCGGACGACAGGGAACTGAGAGATCAACTCATCGGCGTCGAGTACGGCTTCAATGTCCGCAATGAAATCCAGCTTGAGCGCAAAGAGGACATGAAAAAGCGCGGGCAGGCATCGCCGGATATCGCGGACGCCCTAGCTCTGACGTTTGCACTTCCTGTCGCAAGAAGCGAGTTCGCTGGCGGGGAGTACCCAAAAAGAAATCCGGTCGAATCAGAATACGATCCCTTCGCACCCGAACGAATGGAAGCCTGAATATGTTTGGCTCTCCACCAACTCCACAAACACCACCACCGCCGCCGAACCCGCCTATGTACGGTTCGTCTACGGCTCCGAAAAAAGCCGGGTCGTCGTCATCCACATCCATGCAGCCGACATTCATCGGCGGCCTGTCGTCACAGAACGCATCCACTGGGCAGAAGACCCTGTTAGGACAATAGCAATGGCTCGCCATTTCACAGTGGAATACCGAGGCTATAACGTAGTGGTAACCGCACCAGAAGGATTAACCATCCAGGAGTGCGAGACCGAATTGCGAAGAGTGATCCAAGAACACCCGGAGCTTAAATACAAAAGCAAGACCTGGGAAACGACGAGGGGTACGCTTCAGTAACATGGCCATCGTCCCCACCACAGTCGGCATGGCAGACACTTCCGGTGTCGCTAACTCGCCTATGGCCCAGCAGTCAAACCAGCAGGTAGCGCCGAAGAATCTTCTTATGGCTGCTGCCGTCATGCACCATCTGGGAAGATTAAAGCAGCCGCCTGCTCCACGTATGAGCCAGAAGAAAACCCAGACCTCGACAGGACCAGCCTGAAATGGCCAAGGCCAAACAACGTCTAGGCGAGACAATTCCTTCGATGCCCTCGGAGGAAGATCTGGCTTTGCGTAAACAGGTCAATGGCCGCCTGATAGGTCTTCGTACTAATCGTTATTCATGGTGGTGCCATTGGCGGGAATGCGCCGATTACATCCTGCCAAGACGCTACAAATGGCTCATCACGCCGAACCAGATGTCTCGCGGCTCCCCGATCAATCAGCATATTCTCGACTCAACTGGTACGTTAGCTGCGAGAAACCTAGCTGCTGGCATGATGACCGGCTGCACCGATCCGACCAAGCCGTGGTTTCGGCTCCGCATCAATCATATCGACTCGACCCAGACCTCCCCAATCAGTTTGTGGCTGTCCGAATGCGAGCGTCTTCTTTCTCTGATCTTCCAGGAGTCGAACTTCTATACGTCGGCGGCCACTCTCTATTTTGATCTCGTCGTCTTCGGTACTGCGGTCATGATGGTTTCCGAGGACTTCGAGAACGTCATCTCGTGCCGAAACCCGTGCGCGGGTGAGTATTATCTCGACTCCTCCAACAAGCTGCACAACGATGTCATGTACGGCGAGTTCACCTACACGGTGGCCCAGACCGTAGAGGAGTTCGGCATCGAGAATGTCTCGCCTTCTGTCGCCCGTCTATTCAAAGAAGGAGGTGCCAACCTCACTAGAGAACTTGTTATCGCCTACGGCATCGAACCGAACGTGGACGGTAACAAGTTCGGCATCCCAGAGAAATTCAAATACCGCGAAGTCTATTGGGAATGGGGCGGATCTGCTTCTCCCCAGGGAGGCTCGTCCTATGCCCCCGGCTGTCTTCGCAAGCGTGGCTATCACGAATTGCCCTTCATGGCTCCGCGTTGGGATATCGTTTCCAACGATGCCTACGGGCGCGGCCCAGGCATGGACGGCCTGCCCGACATCAAGCAGCTTCAACTGGAAGTAAAGCGCAAAGCCCAAGCCATCGATAAGTTGGTTAACCCACCGATGGTGGCTGACGTTCAACTCAAGAATCAGCCTGCCTCGCTGCTTCCCGGTGGAGTGACTTACGTTTCGGGCCTGATGGCAAACTCACGGCCCGGTTTTGCCCCGGTCTATCAGGTTGCTCCTCCGGTCAAGGAGATCATGGAGGACTTGAACGAGGTCCGTGGTCGGATCAAGGAAATCTTCTACAACAACCTGTTCCAGACCATCTCGCAATTCGAGACCCGGTCCAACGTGACAGCGACGGAAATCGATGCCCGCCGCGCCGAATCCCTCGTAATGCTCGGCCCGGTTTTGGAACGAATCAATTTCGAGTTCCTGGCCCCAGTCGTTGATCGCGTCTTCAACATGGCTGTGCGTGCTGGCATCATGCCCCCGGCTCCGCCTGAGATTCAAGGTGCCCATGTAACCATCGACTTCGTATCGATGCTCGAAGTTGCCCAGGCTGCCTCGGCATCCAGCGGTATTGAACGCATCTTCCAGATCGTCGGTGGACTTGCAGGTGCAGACCCACAAGTCATGGACAATATCGATTTTGACTTCGGCGTGGACAAGCTTTCCTCGCTCTTGAACAACGATCCGAAACTGATCCGTTCGCCTGAAGAACTAGCGCAAATTCGTCAGTCGCGCCAGCAACAGCAGCAGGCGCAACAGCAAGCCGAGATGGGACAGAAACTAGCCGAGGGCGCGCAGACCCTATCGCAGACCGATGTCGGCGGTGGTCAGAACGCGCTTCAAGCCATGATCGGCGGCAGCGCAGGCGGAGCAGGCGGAGCCCCCGGCATAGCGGGCGTGCGGCCGGGAATGGGAGCGGGGACAGCAGGATGACAGCATTTGGAACGACTGTATTCGGATATGACGTTATTGTAATTCTCAAAGGCCATGTCAATTGGGGATGGCCCAATATCAGTTGGGTGAAAAATTGTTTTCAGTTGCGTATTTTTAAATTCGTGTTCCATGTTTGCAAAGTTCCTGGATGGAAGGGATTATGACCGTCGATCCCACCAGTCGCAGGTCCATCAAGGATGCCGAGAAGATTTCTCGGCTCGCTGACCGCCAGCGTTCGGGGATCGTCAAAGGCGTCATGGGTACGCCTGCCGGTCGAGCCTACATGCACGACCGTCTGCTATCGGCGCATATCTTTGCTACTTCGTTCAACCACAACGCCCTGATGATGGCATTTGCCGAGGGCGAACGCAGCCAAGGTCTTCAGCTACTCAACGACATAATGCAATCCTGCCCCGATCAATACGTCCTAATGATGAGAGAGAAAAATGAGCGAGACATTTCAGACGCCGCCCGCAGCGAACGAATCAGAAGCGAGGACCGAGACGGGGGAAATCAAGTCGATTTCACCGACGACGCCGAGCCCGACGCCGCCACCGGCTGAAGTAAAGCCTGCCACCGAGGTTAAGCCCGCTGTTGAAGCGAAGGCTGCCGATGGCAAGGAAAAGACTTCGTTGCTCAACGACAAGAAGGAAGCGCCAAAAGTTGAAGGTGCACCTGAAGCTTATGCTGAATTTAAAGCGCCCGAAGGCTTTGAGATCAACAAGGAGCAGATCGCAGATGCGCTCCCTGTTTTCAAGAAGCTCGGCCTCTCGCAAGAGGGCGCGCAAGAGCTTGTGGACCTGTATGCAAAATCTACGCAGAAGTCCCAAGAGGACCCATACAAACTGTGGTCTCAGACCCAGGAAAAATGGGTTGCTGAGGTCAAGGCTGACCCCGTCATCGGCGGTAAGCTTGACCAAGTCAAAGCCACAGTGGCTCGTGCCATCGATGGTCTAGGCGATGCTAAACTTGCAAGCGACTTCCGTGCAGCTATGGACTTCACAGGTGCGGGGAACAACCCAGCATTTATCCGCACCTTCTATAAGCTCGCCACGCAACTTACCGAAGGCCGTCCGGTCGGCGGTAATGGACCTTCAGCCTTGGGTCAGAAAAACCCAACCGAGGGACCGAGGACGATTGCAAACGCCCTATTCCCCAACCTCCCTTAATGGAGCCATAGATGGCAACGATTGGTACTACCGCCCTGACCTACGCGGACTGGGCGAAACGAATGGGGGACGATTATCGTGTCGCCTCCATCATCGAACTGCTTTCGCAGACGAACGAAATCCTAGAGGATATGCTCGTCGTCGAAGGCAACCTTCCCACAGGCCATAAGACCACGGTCAGAACCGGCCTGCCACAAGCGACCTGGCGTTTGCTGAACCAAGGCGTTCCGAACGCTAAGTCAACCACTGCTCAGATCGTCGATACCTGCGGCAATCTGGAAACCTATGCGGTGATCGACAAGGATATCGCGGACCTCAACGGCAACACCGCCGAGTTCCGTCTTTCGGAAGTCAAGGCTTTCCTTGAGGGCATGTCCCAACAGGTTGCCACGACCCTGATTTACGGCAACCAGTATGTGAACCCGGAACGCTTTACCGGCTTTGCACCACGCTACTCGACGAAGAACACCAGCAATTCGCAGACAGCCTACAATGTTCTCGATGCTGGCGGCACTTCCAATACCAATACTTCGCTCTGGATCACCACTTGGGGTTCCGACACCATCCACGCGACTTTCCCAAAAGGAAAGATCACCGGCCTCCAGCACCGCGATATGGGTGAATGGCCTGTGACCGACTCGTCTGGAAACACCTATCAGGCGTATCGGGATCACTTCAAATGGGAAATCGGTCTAGTCTCACGCGATTGGCGTTATACCGTTCGCGTAGCCAACATCGACGTAACCCAGTTGACAGGCGTCAGTGCGGCGAACCTCATTAACCTGATCGTTCGTGGCATGTACCGTCTGCCGACTGCGCCTGTTTCGGCAACGTCGATCCAGACTTCCGACACTCCCGAAGTTCGGGCCGATATGGGCCGCACGGTTATCTACTGCAACCGCGTGATCCGTACCTACCTGGATCTTCAGGCGATGAACAAGACCAACGTCCTGCTTCGTCTTGAGGAGTTTGCCGGTAAATCCATCACCACCTTCCGTGGTATCCCGGTTCGCACCTGTGACGCGATCCTCAACAACGAAGCCCAAGTAACCTGAACGGAGCGAATCATGATCTTAGACGCATTTCTTCTCTTCACGGGCGGTGCTGGCGGCATTGGTAATGCTGACGGATCAACCGACTCACCGACGACTGGTACTCAGGCATCCTCGAACGTCATCGACCTTGGTTTGGTTGGCATCCCTGCTTCCATCTCAGGCGGCGGCGGCGGCGGTGCGCGTGATATGGGTATCGGAGATGACCCGGCGTTGAAGCTGATGGTCAACGTCAGCGTTCTCTTTGCTGGCGGCACCAGTCTTGGTGTCATCCTGCAAGGTGCTCCTGACAGTGGCACCGGCACTCCCGGCACCTACACAACGATGTACTCTGGCCCGGTAGTTACCGAAGCCAACCTCATCCAAGGTGCCCGTGTTGCCAACATTGACGTACCGCGTCCGGTTCCGGGGCAAGCAATGCCTCGATTCCTGCGACTCGAATACATCACTGTCGGCACTCATACCGCTGGTTCTGTCGAAGCCGGTATCGTTCTCGACCGTGACGATCAGATCGTCGGCGCGACCGGACTGATTTCTGGCTATCCCGCCGGTCTCAACGTCGCCAATTAAGGAGGCAGCATGAAACGTCTCCTTATCGCGAGTCTAGTCCTTGCCATCTCGGCGGGGATTGCCTCGGCCCAGGTTAACTCCATCCCACAGGTCGGCGTAGAATCTGGCATCATCAAACAGGCGACCTACTCGGCGGTGTCGATTGGGCTGGTTCCTGCGGCGTCAGCCACGGATATCTTCTGTATCTCCGGCTCGACAACGAAGAACATCTCGATCAAGCGGATCTCGATCTCCGGGACCGCTGGCACGCTTGTTACCGCGCCGTTCACGCTTCTGCGGCGCGTTTCACTCGACACTGGCGGCACTCCTGCTTCCACCACCGCTCTCCCCGTGGCGGGGGCTAATCTCTCTAGCGATGCCGCCGCAACAGCGGTACTCACTGCTTATACCGCCAATCCGACCATCGTCGATTCGTCGCCGTTGTACTTCCGCAGTGGTGTCCTGTCGCTTAATACGACAGCGGCGCTTGTTGCGGCCCCGCGTCTTATGTGGGAGTTCGGCGAGTCAGTTGGTGACTTTACTCGCGGTTTGGACATCCTGAAGAACACGGCACAGCAGGTTTGCGTCAACCTCAATGCTGTCTCCGTTACTTCTGGCGTTCTAAACATCGACATAACCTGGGTGGAGAATTAACCGATGAAAAAGTATCTTCTCCCCTCCGCGCTGATTCTCGCCTTTGGCCTCTCTTTGGCCTTGGCGCAGAACATCACGAAGTCGGTCCAATTATCTCAGTCTACCGGGACGATTGGATATGACACATCGAACAACGTCTACTTCCCGAACCACATCCTTAACTACGGGAAGCCTCCGGTTCTCACGGCCTGTGTCACTGGTGGTTCGCCAAAGGTTGTTGGTACTGACTTCTCAGGAACGATCACGGCGGGTAGTACCGCCTCGACTTCCTGCGTTATTACCTTCGCCACAGCGTTCGTAACCGCACCAAACTGTGTCGTAGGCTGGGCATCCGGTCCACTTGCCGCGATGTCTTGGACTGAATCCACCACGGCCCTTACGATCACTCAGACTTCAAATGCGAGTTCGGTGATTAACTACATCTGTAGCTCGCAGAGCTAAGGAACCTAACGATGAACAAACTTGGGCTGGCGCTAATCTTAGCACTACTGGGCCTCGCGCCAGCCCAGGCTCAGAACGTAAGCAACCCTACCAGCACTGCTCCAAGCGGAGCTTATAATGCCTCTCCGCCTACCTGTACCGATGGCAAGTTCTGTCTGCTACAGACAGATGTTAACGGCAAACTTCTTGTTTCTGGATCGGGCGGTGGTTCTGGCGGATCAGTAACGCAGGGCACATCGCCGTGGGTTATCAGCGGCGCGGTTACGGGCACATTCTGGCAGACTACCCAACCAGTAAGCGGTACATTCTGGCAAACCACACAGCCTGTAAGTGGCACGGTCACGACCGCACCGGCTACGGGCGTCACTCAAGCCAAGACTGCCGCTGCCGCATCCTCACTCGTTGCAAAAGGTTCGGCCGGTAGCGTCGTCAGCATCTCCGGCTCCGCTATAGCCGGTTCCTATATCATGCTATTCAACGCCACTGCTGCTCCGAGCAACGGTGCCGTCACGCCAGACAAGTGTTGGGGACCAATGGCAGCCGCTGGTCCATTCAACTTCTCTTGGGGCATTGGCCCTGTATTCACCGCGTCGACTGGAATCACAGTGGTCTCTAGCTCTACCGGATGCTTCACACAGACTTTGACAAATGCCAGTTTCATTGCGGTGGAGTATCAGTAATGAAAAAGCTTTTAAGCGCACTGGCCTTCATTGCTTTGATTGGTTCGGTGCAGGCGCAGAACTCTGGCTTTTCGCCGTCTTACGTGCCTAGCAGCACGGTGATAACAGCGACTGGCGCGAACACTTGGGTCGTTCCAGCCAACGTCACCATCATTTATGTTGATGGCGTTGGGGCTGGCGGTCCAGGCGGGGGTGGGCAGACGACCTCCGGTTCTGGCGGCGGCGCTGGCGGTTCCGGTGCAGAAGCATACGGGTATCCACTTCCAGTTACGCCTGGGGCGACTCTTACGATTACGGTTCCTGCCACCACATCTGGTGGGGCTATCGCAGGCGTCGGGAGCGATCCAGGCGACCTTACCATTACCTCGTCGCCTGCTCTTGCTATCCCATTTCCCGCCCTTAAAAGTGGCATTCACGGGTTAGCTGGGGTTACCGCTGTTGGCGGAACTGGCGGTGCTGGCGGTGGTATAGGTGCTACTGGTGGCGGTACTGCTGGTGCGGCTGGCGGTAATGCGTCCAACACGCAACGGACCACTTACTACAAGACAGGAAACGGTGGCGGCGGCGGTGGTGGCCAGAATAATGCTGGTGGTGCAGGTGGTCCGGCTTTTGTCCAGATCAGGTATTAGTAAATGCCAGCAATCTTTACGCCAGCAATCAAACCGATAGCAAAGAATGGAGCCAGCGGAGCAACATTCTTTGTCTCTCTCGTTAGTCAGGCCAACGAGAAAATCTTCCAAGTTAATCCTACACTTGCTGGTGGTGATGTTACGATCAGCCTCGATGGTGCAGCACTTAACAACCTCGCTACGCTGCCTGTTGTTTCTCCTGCTGGTTCTGCAATGGTCAAGGTTGTATTGGATCAAGCGGAAACAAATGCAGATAATCTGACAATTGTATTTAGTGATGCTGCCGGGTCGCAATGGTGTGATCTTGTCTTAAATCTTCAAACTGGGTCAGCGTTGGCAAACCTTATTCAGATTGATGGTAACGCCACGAATGGCAATAACGCGACACTCTTTCTGAAGCAGCTAAATATCCAGAATAGTTCTGGCTCAGCAATTATTGCGGACGCAGGAGGGAATGCTACAGGGTTTGTAATAAACGGGGCCGGTAATGGCGCAGGGATTATTGCCACAGGCGCGGGAACTGGTGGCGGCTTTTATTGCATAGGCGGGGCAAACGGCGATGGATTCGGAGGCATAGGTTCCGGTGTGGGCTCTGGGATTCAATGCAAGGGTGGCAATACAGCAGGACCAGGATTACTGACGAAGGGTGGATCGAATGGCCCAGGTTTCTCGGTCATTGGTGACGAGGGCGGCGCGGGGAATGCGCCAGGTGCTACTATTAGTGGGCACGGTACTCAACCGGCGTTGTATATCAATGCAGGCACCGCCGGGCATGGTGTGTTTATTCAAGCTGGAAGCGTATCCGGAGATGCTATTCAAGCTTATGTCCCGCCGGGTGGTTCTGGGAATGGATTAAATCTTATTGCTGGCGGTGTTGGTAGCGGACTTGTTGCTCAGGGTGGCAATGTAGGCGGCCACGGAATAAGAGCTTTTTCTTCCGCAGGCAATGGTCATGGAATGGCTCTTCTCGGTAATGGCACGGGCAATGGATTAAATGCAAATCCTGGAGCATCTGGCTTAACTACTAACAATCTGAACACAAACATAGAACAAGTTAACGGCGTAACTGTTAATGGAAATGGTCAGCCCACAACACCGTGGGGACCATGAAACAAACTTTAAGGAGCCACAAATGGCAAGATGGAAACTAACTGCTTCTCACTATCTCAATCTCAATCCAAGCCTGCAATGGCAGCAGGTCGAACAGGACTTGGCTACCGGACAACAGGCTAGGAAGTCATTCAATGTCCCACAGCTTCTCGATGTGAACAATCCACGGGATTACAACGATCCTGAAGGCATTGTCGTATCGAATGGCACGAATGCCGCTCCACGCGATTACGTCTTTCTCGGAGATCCAACTCCAGACATGGAACCGATGGATGAGGAAGCGCAGGAGATTTCCGCTTCGGTAATCTTGCGCGGCCAGCATCCTATCGACTCACTCCCAGCCCACGGCATTGCGCCGCAGAATGCACCTAAGACGATTAGAGGTGGCTAAGTGCCTAGTAGTTGGGGCAAAAGCTGGGTCAAAAGTTGGGGGAGTAGTTGGGGTCTTTTGCTTTCTACTGCAACTTGGGTGGATCGG